GCGTCCAGCATGTCCTTGCGAATGCCGGTCTGACCGTTGGCGCTCTTGGCCATGATGTCGATCATTCCCCGGGTGACCGCCCCGATGACCTTCTGGTTGTCTTCCAGCAGCTCACCGTCCGGCTCACCGTAGGTCTCGTCCCGCACGGGCAGGTACTGCTCGACGATGAAGGGCAGCCCCTTGTCGGGGAACGGGTTGATCTCCTCGCGGATCTTCACGTCGCCCACCCAGGCCACCACGATCGGTGTCAGGGTGCCGTCGCCGGTGATGTCCCGCAGACCCCAGTACTCGTGCACCAGGAACTTCTTGCGGGCGTCATCGGAGAAGTTGAAGTTGTGCTGGCCACCGTCCGGAGCGTGGTCCGGCTGGCTCAGCACCGAGTTGTTCGGGACGTTGATCCTGTCGAGGTTCTTGTAGCGCCGGTCCTTGCCCAGGACGCCCTTCGAGCTTTCGAAGGTGAAGACGCAGAAGCCAGCCTTCTCCATGTCGCCCTTGCAGGTGGGATCGAACACCACGTTCGCCACCTTGCAGACCTCGGCCGTGGGCCGGTTCTTCAGCACCCGAGTACGCGTGACCCAGACCTTCTTGCCCGTGGGCACCGGTGCGACCGGCTCACCTCGCTCGATGGTGAGCTCGTGGGCCTGCTTCAGCTCTTCGGGGACATCCGTGGCGTACTGGCTCGGAGACTCCTGCTTCAGCTGGGCCAGCTCCTGGTGCAGCTGGGCAGCGTCCGGCTTCACGACGTAGATGAACTCGTCGATCTCCTCCTGGTACTTCTCGTCCTCGTACTCCCAGCCCACGCGCACGATGACCGTGCCCTCGTCGACCGCAGCACGCACGTACTGATCGATGAAGCGGACCTTGTCGATGGATGTGTTGAACTGGTGGTTCAGCAGCAGCTGGTTCTGCTGAGCAGCCTTGCGGTCCTCCCATGTCTTGGGCTTGACCTTGAAGATGTCCGGGGTGGACAGGAACGGCTCGCTCAGGGCCGGGTATCGCCACTCGGCCTGCTTGCGGATCAGCTTCGGCTGGATCTGCGAGTTGCCTTCCCCCGTGTTCGGCTTGGCCTTCCCCCGGACATGCAGGTTGTCCAGCCAGCGCTCGATCTTCCCGACCTGACTGTCATGGACCGGCTTTGCGTCCATCAGGTCTTGTTTTAGCTCCAGCAGCGTCGGAGCCTTCTTCCAGTCCGTCAGCGGCGCCACAGGAGCCGCAGTTTCTTGAGTTTGTACGTTCATGTGCGTGGCCGTCCCTCTGTGGTGGCTACAATTTAGTAACCCTTACCCCCAACGAAGAGAAAGAAAACTATGCGTATTCAGTCCCTACATACTGGTTTCATTATGCCTACAAAAGGTACCGATGGAGCCGGAGCATTCGATGTCTACATGCCCGAAGCCGGGTATGTCGAGGGAAAGTCCAAACTAATCGGCTTGGGTTTCGCAGCCGAGGTTCCGCCTGGTCACGTCGCCCTGCTGTTGCCACGCTCCAGCACCGGAGCGAAATTCGGGCTGGAACTCAACAACACCTGCGGGGTAATCGACTCGGATTACCGCGGCGAGTGGAAGGCTGCGCTGCGAACCAAGGATGGAAGCGGGTTTTCCTGGAACGCCGGTGACCGCCTGGTCCAGTTCCTGATCGTCCCGGTGGTGACGCCTGAGCTCCAGTGTGTCGGTGCCTTGAGCGACACCGCACGAGGCGCCGGCGGCTTCGGTTCCACCACGAAGTAGTCCGTCCCGGCCCCAAGGCAGAAGGCCCCCAACTCGGGGGCCTTTTCCTTTGTGGCTCAGACCCAGCCGTTTCGCCGTGCCCGGGTGTTCGTCTGACCCTGGTCCACCTGGATGCCCTTGCCTTCCAGCTCCTGGCACGCGTTCTCGTACTTGGCGAAGTAGCTGTTGCCGGCGTGGAACTCGTTGGACATGCCGACCGGGTTGTGCACCCTGCTGGCCACGTAGTACAGCAGCGGCTCCAGGTGCGTGTCCGGGAGCTCAATCTCCACCCGGGCTGGGTCGAAGAACCCGAGCCCGACCACCACCTTCGGGTGGTTCGCCCGGTACTCCACCGCCAGGTCCTGTAGCTCGAGGTCGTCGGGCACCCACAGCTTGAGCGCCGTGGGCGTCTTCAGCGAGCACTCGTCGGCGTCGTCGTTGAGCGGCAGCTCGCCGGACACCGAGCCAATGACCTTCTCGACCTTGATGATGTCGTCCTCGAACCGGGCATCCTCGGTGTCGATGATGTAGCGCACCGGCTCCTGGGAACGCCGGCCGTTGACCGCGAAGGAGCTGTGCAACCGGTACAGGCTGATGCCGTCCTGCAGCCGCAGCACCAGGGCGTTGCGCTTCAGGTTGAAGCGCTTGAAGAGCGCCGTCAGCCCGAGGTTGATGTGGTTGATCACCGCGGCCCGGTTCTCCTCGTTGATCACGCCGGCCGGCTGCCTGCCAATGCTCAGCTGGGAAAACTCGCCGCTGCTCAGCTGGTCGAAGATCTCTTGAAGTCGCATGGTTCCTGTTCCTCCCTGGGGTTCTTTGTTCAGACGATGTACGAAGCCATGCGGTCATAGACCGGCTCGTCGTGTTCGATCTCCCACATGCCGTCCTCGCCGGCGACCATGGGCGCTTCCTCGGACGGACGCCAGGCACGCATCGAGCTGAGCATGGACACCGTGTCGATGCCGTCGTCGTGCTTGCTCTTGAAGCCACCGACCGAGGCCAGGCTCAGCTCGTTGACCAGCTCGACGATGGGAGCCTCGTTCTTCTTCTCGATGGGCAGGAAGATCTTCCTGGCCTTGAACAGCGGAACCACGGTCATGAACCGGACCATCTTGTTCGTGTTCGGCCGCAGGCCCAGCTCCTTGCTGTCCTCCTCCTGAGCCAGGGGGAAGTAGATGTTCCGGTCCAGCATCTGCTGGGTGATCCAGGCGATGAAGCCCTTCTGCTGCCCGGTGATCTCGATGCCCACCGACTGGGGCCGCCACCGCTGGGCGAAGGTGAACAGGGCGTCCACGTTCTTGTCCATCAGCTGGCGCTTGCACAGCCCGTCGACCCACAGCCAGTCGCCGGCGTTGTTGTGTGCCCAGACGCTGATGAACGAGAAGTCGGCCTTCTGCTTCTCGCTCGTGGCGAAGTCCGTCGTGATGTAGAAGTTGAAGCGGTTCTTGTTGCGCAGGACCGCGTCGATCTTGTACCAACCGATCTCGCTGTCCTGGATGAGGCGGTCCTCATCGCTCATGATCCGGAGCATCAGCTCCTGGTTGAAGGTCTCGACCTTCCCGAGCTTCACCGCGTCGTCGTACTGCGCCTTGACGTAGTCATAGGTGAAGCGGTCCGGCCAAGAGCCACGGAACTCCGACTCTTCGCAGGGGAACTGCTCGCAGACCGGGAAGACGTTGACCGCCCAGGCGCCGGACTCGACGGCCTTGTACAGCGGGTCCTTCGAGTTGAAGGGCGTCCCCGACCAGATGATCATGTTCCGGGTCGGATGCAGCGCGTAGTTCACCGCCTTGTAGACGGTGTCCTCCACAGCAGCGATCACCGTCGCAGAGCGTGCGTCTTCGTCGCTGATCAGGTCATCAAGCACCGCCAGCTGCGGACGCTTGCCCATCTCCTTGGCTCCACGGACGCCAGTCTTGGCGCCATAGCCCTTGACGATGAAGACCTTGCCTTCTGCGTTCTTGAACTCCCACCGAATGTCAGTGAAGTGGATCGAGGGCACGAACTCCTTCAAGAAGTCGGAGTTCTCCCAGCGGAACTCCAGGTTCTTGCGCATGTTCTTGACGCCGTTCTCGATCGAGTCCGAGACGTAGAGCGCCAGGTCCACCGAGCCGAAGCCAGGGATCTCACCGTAGGTGGCGATGTACAGGAACAGGTACTCGCCCATCACCGTCGTCTTGGCGATGCCGCGGTGACACAGGTTGATGACCCGCTTGCCACCGTGCGTGATGGTGTCGAGCATCTTGTAGTGCACGACCGGGGTCTTGTTCTCCTCACCCTGGGCGCCGTTCACCAGCTTGATGAAGTTGACGAACTCCAGGGCGAAGGTGCTCGGGACGTAGTGCGGGTCGTCCGAGTAGTCGGTGGCGTTGAGGTAGTCCTCGACCTTGAGCGCGGCGAGCGCCTCGCCGACATGGTCCCGGGCGCTCACCCGAGCCTCCGGGGAGCGAAGCCACCGAACACACCGAAGGCGCTGAAGTCCACCGGGGTCGGGGTCTGCATGGGGGCCTGGGCGGGGGGGCCTCCCCAGTTCAGCTGCTGCGGCTCCACGGCCACGGCAGGAGCAGCCACCTCACCGGTGGCGCCGGCGGACCGGCTCTCCCGCATCCCATCCAGGAAGCGGAGCCAGGCGTCCTGGGCAGCCGGCGCCGGAGCTTCGGGCACACGGCCACGGGCAGCCAGGTAGGCCACCAGCTCGGGCGGCAACGGAACCGCAGCCACACCCATGGGTTGGATCGCAGGGCCAGTGGCGGGAGCTGCCACACCCACCGGCTCGATGGCCGGACCTTGGGCAGGCGAAGCGTGCATATACACGGATCGGGGCGAAGGCTTCGCTCCCGGCTCCAGCCTGGCCACCACCTGCTGGCCGTACTGCAGCGTGTCAGGGGCATGGGGGTTCATCGGGTCCTTGACCGCGATCCCCTTGCGGGCCTTCTCCAGCCCACCCGGGCCGCCGTAGTAGCCGGCCGCCAGCAGGGCAGGGTCACCCTGGGCCTTGAGGTCCAGCTTCTTCAGGTACCGCAGGCCGGCCCGGATGTTCTGCACCGGGTCGTTGATGTCCCAGTCCTTGTCGGCCACCTCACGGAAGGTGCCTGGCATCACCTGCATGCCGCCCACCGCACCGCGGTTGGAGGTCTTCGTGTTCCGACCGGAGCCGCTCTCCTGCTGGTAGATGCTACGAGCCACCTTGGCCAGGCTGTCGGTGATACCAGCCTCCTGCCACAGCGCTTCGTCGAACAAACTCCGGGACATATTATTTTTCCCCCCTCGGAAACTACTTTGTGATTCTACTTGCGCTGTTCTCCGGGATATACACCGAGTTTCTCAGCTCACTGAGCAGGAAACCCATACTCGTGCCGAATACTGCGAGCCAGATAGGTGCAGCAGACGGGGGATGAACCACGTAGCAGAGATACCCGGCGAAGGTGGCCGAGCCCAGGGCGATCAGGGCCGAAACCAGGACATCGAACAGCAGACCCTTCATGGCCGCACCTCCCGAGAGACGACATCGACCACATCGAGGTCCCGCTCCGACCGGACCACCTTGGAGTGAGCTACCTCCTTGGCAGTCATCGCGCCGGCGGCCAGAGCCTGACGCTGCTGTTCGGCCAGGGCCATCGTGGCC